GAATATGCTGCCAAAAATATCACCACCGCTGCCTTTGACAAAATCACCCAGCGCACCAGCAATGGGGCCAGTGATCTGCTGACGGATGAACATCCGCAGAATATCCTGCTCGATGGACTGCACGAGATCGCCCAATTTCTTGAACGAAAACTCACCCGTGGTGACCATATCCACTAGGGTATCTTCTACCTTGCTGGCAGCACTGCCGAATAAATCCTCGGCGTTTTTTGCCGCATTGGTGGCTTCATCCGCATAGCGTTTGAGGGCGCGGCTCGCGCCGTCCTCCCATTTATCGCTATCGAGCAATGACTTGTTGTAAATGCCCTTCAGCTTGACGCTGTATATCTGCTCAATGAGATCGACATATTTCTGGTTGGCTTCGGTCGCGCCACCCAGATCTTCAATGACCCTTGCTTTCCAATCATCCAGTGCTTGTTTGGCAACGTCATAGGATGGCTTGGTTTGCAATATGCCACGGTTAATTTCTTCAATGGCACGTTTGCGCTTGTCCTCAGAGTCGTCTTTGGGTGCGGATTTTGCATCCTGTTTATTGGCATCCGCAATCTTTGCTTTGGTAGAAGCATTGAGTGCTGCCAAGGCTTCTTTTGCGGCATCGCTGTTGGTATCTCCTTTGTTCAGGGCAACGATCTGCTTGCGGCGTTCCTCGGCATCACTCAGGATTTTCTGCTGCGCGGTGAGTGTTACGTCCTCATATTCCTTCAGATATTTCTTCTGAAGTTCAAGCAGCTGGTTGTTGCGCCGCTCGGCCGCAGCTTTTTCCGCAGAGGTGCGTGCATTCTGTATGTCCTCATCCGCTTTTTTCTGTTCGGCGGCGAGTTCGTCATTAATCTTTTGCAGTTCGCGCTTCTTTTCTTCCAGCACCGGCGCACTGCCAAGGACGAACTGATCGACCTTCGTACCGAAGCTGTCTTTGAGGCGGCTGATTTCTTCTTCGAGTTCGCTTTTGCGCTGCTCACGGGTAGGATTGATTGCTTCCTGTAAGCCGCGCACTGCCTTGGTAAGCAGGTTCAGGCTGGTTTGCGCCGCCCCAGATTCGCTGATGGTTCTGCCGAATGATTCCAGCAGGTCGTCCCATGCATCGCCAAGTGTATCCGCAGCACCTGTCAGACCCTGCGCCTGTGCTTCCGCCAGCCCTTTGGTTTTGGATTCCAGATGCTCAAGGATGACTGCTTGCGCGGCAGCAACATCGCCTTGCTTAACGAAATTCTCAATGACGGTTTTCTGAGCGGGCGATAGGTCGCTGAATTTCCGCGCCAGCCTTCCAAGCCCTTCTTCTGGGGCTTCCAGTGCTTTGCCCAGCATATCGGCAGCAGACGGTAAATCCGTTCCCAGCCGCACCGCCAGATCGGCTGATAGTTTCAGTGCGCGGGTGAAGGTTTCACCTGCAACATTCTGAAAAGAGGTAAGAGAGGCAGCGGCTTGCTGTATCGCTTCTTTTTTGAACAGCGTATTGCCTTCAACCGCTTCACCAAGGGCAGTAATTTCTTTCGCGGTAACGCCAGCAGAAAAATCCGTGGCATTAAGCGCAGCGTTTAATTGATTAAGTGCCTGTTCTGCTTCTTTGAATTCCCTAATCCCACCAGCAACCGCCAAGCCCAGCGCACCAATCGCTGCCGCAGCAGCCAACCCAACAGGGCCAAGGCGGGTTAGGCTTGCACCCAGAGAGCCAGTGCCTCCAGCAAGGTTCTCCATGCCGTAGCGTACTTGCTCACCGACCACATTTACTGCTGCCAGTGATTTTGTGGCGGGCGCAGTGGCGTCCTTAATTTTGGCAAGCGCACGCTGTCCCGCTTCACCAGTGAGCGTTAGTTCACGGCGTACCTTATCGCCGTCAACGACCGCTATCCTGATCGAAATGTTCTGAGTTGCTGTTGCCATGGTTACGGATTGCCTCGCGTAACCCTGCCTCGGCATAGTCGAGCAGAAGCAAGAGAGCTCGCTGCTCGTAGCCAAGCACCTGGGTCACGCTTAAAATGGTTGGAATGTCGAACCCTGCGATCTTGCCGCTGGGATAAAGTTTCAGTTGCCCACTGCACCGCAGGATGATTTCCCACGTTTCAAACCCTTCGTGGGTGGTGGGTTCATGCTGGATGTAGGGGCAGAGTTCGCCCGTTAGCTGGCTTTTTTCACCTTTGCTGCACGGGAGTTCTTCGTCGTGGCATCCCTTGCAATATCCAGACCCGCCGCCGAAGTGCCAGCTGCTGCGAGCCCTGATGCGTTTCCCTCGGCTTCCAATAGCGAAAGGGACGCTGTGTATTGTTTCCAGAACTCCTGCGCCACAAACCAGATGTCCATTAGGTCATTCACTGTTTGATGGTTCACTGGAGATACTGCGTCACCAACGCTTCCAAGCACGCCTTGCCATTCAATGACTGCGCCGCACGCAAGGGCTTTTATCAGCATGGATTCCGAAAGCCCGAGGCGGGTTAATTCGTCATCCACATCAGGCAGGTCACTTACATCTGCGCCAATATCGAGGCGGGATTTACGCTCCTGCCGCCAGTCGGTGATCTGTTTAATCACCGAGGACTGCGCTGCGCTCATGATGGCGGTGGAAAGCGGGCGCACCTTGACCTTCACGCCTGCGGGCAAATCGAGCCAGTACGGTTCTTTTTTAAGATTTAATCTGAGCATAACTTCTCCTTATGGGTAGCTGGTGACATCGTTTTTCAGAACGACAGTGACGGATTTTGAAAGCGAATCGTCGAGAACGCCTTGCCAGTTGAAGCTGGCCTGCACACCACCTGGTCCCGATACGGGGATGCGCGGTCGCGGCAGATAGACTTCGTGGAATGTCCAGGTGAGCGAGAAATTGTTTCCCTCCAGCCCAGCCAGCTTGTAGGCAAGCTCCAGTTCAATCGCGGTGTTGTTGATTGCGTCATCCACCAGCACGGTATCGGCGAAGCGCACGTCAATGCTGCCATTGACGGAAATCGTGGTTGGATCAACGCCTTCGATCAGTGCGTCATTACGGATGGTTGGCACAGCTTGCATGCCGTTGGAGTAGGTAAACTGCGCTCCCGTGATATTCGCCAGTGATACGTTGTTGCGTTTGATCGAGCCGTTGAACTGGCTGAATGGCTTGTAAACACGGCTTGTCGGCGTGCCGCCTTGCGTAGATGCAAAGCGTGTTTCGCCCTGGGCAATGATATTCAGCGTGGCGTTAGCAGAACCAGAACGCTGGAAATTCATCGCCATGCTGTTGAGCATACAGCCCGTATGCACGAAATAAGCTGGCACGTTCGCATGGCCGATTTCTGCCGCAAAAGACGGAAGGCTGGCTGCACCACTGATGAAAGTATGGGTGTAGCCACCGCCTGAGAGTGTCGCGCCGCTTGCCACGCCGTTCGCATTACCCGATGCGATGGTGAATGCGTTACCTGCAGCACCCAGCGTATCATGTGTGAATCCGAGCTTTGTGCCGCCCACGTTCGCATAGGTTACAGGGGTGATGCTGGCGTTTACCGATGCGTTCAGGTCGGTTGCCAGCTGCGTAAGCGTAGCGGCCAAACTTCCGCCAATATTGGTTTGCGTTCCTGTCGCACCGCTGGCAACGAACGTCCACACCACACCGTTAATGGTGATGGTATGGCTTGCGCTCGGGTTGGCGGTAAAGGTGATATCACCCGTCGCTGCCACGCCCGCTGATACGGGGTTGCCAAGCAGAAGCTGTAGCCAGCGACCAAAATCACGGCCTTCTACTGGGATGACCAGATTGCCCTCATCGTTGATCACATCGCGGAAAGGTGCGCGTGGTTCGCGTCCTTGCCCAAGCAGATCGGATGAGATCAGGTTTTGTTCTGCGCTTAAATCCGAAGATACAAATGCGAATTTTTCCCAGTTACCAGCGGGCTTAAGCCCATAGGTTACTTCTTTCAAGGCAAGCAGAGTTGCTGCCGAGCCATAAGATCGAGCCATAAATATTACTCCTGTTAGGTTGATTAATTGAGCGGGTCAGTTGTGAAGAAGCGCACCATGATCAGCACCGTGGCGGTACGGACGCTGGCTGCTCCTTCAATGGATTCTTCCTGAAAATCGGGTGATCGCGCCTCGATCCACTCTGCCAGTCCGTCGAGCGTGCGATTGGTATTGATGACACCGCCGATACTGACGAGCAGCGCATCCAATGTGCTATCCCTGATCGCGGGATCAGGGTTTTGCACCATGATTTCCGCTGTCACCAGATGCTCGTAAATATAGGTGAGCGGTGAAAGCAGCACTTCAGGTTCTTCGCCGCCGCCATCGCGCAGGATGATGATGCCACCAGCAGGGATTTTCTGCGGCTTATCAAGGTTGCGGTACACTTTGACGCTGGCACTTTCCAAGGTTTTTACCTTGGTAGTAAGGCGGTCGAATATCTGTTCACGTTTGCTGGTCATTTGAATTGCCCTCTCGCCAATGATTAATGATTGCCTGCGGCAACTGAGGCTCCCACCGATTCACCACAGCC